GGTGTACGTGAGGAAGAATGACATCAGACAGTTTATCAATAGCCTTGACCTCAAGGATGGTGAGCGTCACAGATGTGATTGCCCTGCGCCTGACTGTCGAGGTAAGAATACATTTACTGTTGCCAATATATTTGGTGAGCTAAAGTATAACTGTTTCAAGTTAGGCTGTAGAGTCGGTGGCATATATGATACTGGCATGACAGCAGCAGAGATATTCCTACGCATGAATGAGCAACAGTTTCAACGTGCGTATACAAACATAAAGAAAGGGAAGGAGACTATGGAGATACCTGAATACGTGGTGACACCCAAGGCATCACACACCAAGTACCAACGCTATGTAAGGCGATGGGGCATAGCAATAGGCGACACCATGTATGATGTGAAGGATGAACGTGTTGTCTTTCCTATCAAACATGATGGTAGAATAGTTGATGCTGTAGGCAGGGCAGTGGGTAAGAAGCAGCACCCCAAGTGGTATCGCTACACAGGCGAGGCTGACTACTACACTATAGGTATTGGTAAGACTCTGGTGATAGTAGAGGATGTCGTGTCTGCTGTTGTAGCAGCCCAAGAGTTGCCATACATTACAGCTATGGCTATCCTGGGTACGAGCATGAACCCTAAACACTTTGAGAAGATAGGGGAGTACGACAAGGTGATCATAGCCCTTGACCCTGATGCTATCGGCAAGACAGTAGAGTATCGCAGGGAGGAGTTAGTAAATGAGATTAGCAGTAGTGATTGACGTGGATGGTGACATCATGTATGTACCAGAGGGTGCAGTGTTTGAAAACTATCCCAAGCCTAAGTTATTTTACAACCTGAAGGATGCAGAGGAAGAACGTTGCAAATGGAATACTGGTGTGATAGTAGACTATGACAACAACAATAGGACTGTGCCTATGGTCAGATCATTCGATGATGAGGAACGAAGAAGAGCAGAGGAAAGAGCGAGGATAAATAAAGATGATGGAACTAGCACTGGTCAAGACTCTACTCAGTAGAGATTTCTATGATGACCACAAGGGTGTGCGTTGCCCTGAGCGTATCTTCAGTAAGGATGTACGTAAGATAAAACAAGCATTGGATACAGCTATGGAAACCTATGATGGTGACCTGTCTGTGTCTGACTTACAGGCTGTGTTCAACCGTATGAATGCAAGCATGACCACCGCTACACGTAACGCTTATGAAGATTTGTTTAAGCGTATCGAGATAGCTGAACCTATCAAGGATGAGATAGCAGAGGACACACTGTCTCAACTTTTCCAACAGCATGTCGGTGATCTTGTAGCTAACCTGGGCTTCGACTTTGTTAACGGTGCAGAGAATAGTCTTGAACCATTACGTAAACTATTAGAGGAATACAAAGATGACTTTACTCCAAATCTTC